CCAGGTCCTCAAGTATGGTGTCGAGATACATCCTAACAATTCCACTAACATTTTCTCCAATGAACCAAGTAGGTTTGGACTCTTTGATAATTCTAAAAGTTTCTTTCCAGAGATTTCTGTTGTCATCTTTACCTTTTTGTCTTCCTGCAACAGAAAATGGCTGACAAGGAAAACCAGATGTAATTATAAATGGATTAATATTTTTTTTTGTCGGACTAAATTCTCTAATGTCGCTATATATTGGTATGTCTGGGAAATTTTTATTTAATACTTTCTGGCAATAAGAATCAATTTCACAAAAGGCTGATGTTTTAAAATAACCTGTATTTTGTAAGCCTAAAGCGAATCCACCTATACCAGAACATAAATCTAAATGGCTATGCACAGGGCAGAGCCTTTAAAATAACAAAGGATCTGGCTGAATATGGTCGTTTTTGTATATATTGTTTGTCTATTAATGTATCAATCATCCTAAAAACATTGCTCGGAGTCTGATAATTTAGTCCTTTTGCTATCTCACGAAAGCTAGGAGTTTTATTATTTTTTTGCTGATAATCTTGAATAAATTTTAAAACTTTTATCTGTTTTTTTGACAGATTTTGGCTATATTCCACAGTTTTTTTACAAATTGTGCATTTTATAATCATAATAGACAAATAATAATAAAAATTGTCTTTGTCAAATAAACTTTACTTTGTAAATTTTGATGTATAAATATTTATTTTTATATGCTTTGACATAAAGTCAAAGACAGGTAGGTTATTTATAGAAACCTACACTAGAATGAGGTAGGTTGCTATGCAAATGAAACTTTTAGGTCAACAAAAACACTTAGATAATCTTAAAATGGTTATTGATCAGAGTGGGCAAAATGCTCGTTCATTGGCTTTAATGACAGCAGAGAAACCAAATGGATTTGGTAAAATGTCTCACCAAACAATTTATTCAATTATAAAAGGTGATACAGATATTAAATTTTCTCAGCTTCAAGAGTTTTCAAGAATTTTAAATGTTAAAATAAATAAACTTATTTCTGATGACATTCCTAAAATAGAAATTATACAATATTTTAATAGAGAAAATAGTCATTTTGTACCAAGACAATACGATCAACCAATAGAATTAATTTATTCTTTAAAAGATTTATATATGCCTTCATCTTATAAAGCTATGTATTGGGATGCCGATGGTTTTAAAAAAGTACCTTCTTTTTCTATTATAGATATGGAACATAAAGATTGGGTAAAAGATAAAACAAAAAAAGAAGCTTTATTATATGTTGATGCAATTATGCAATGTTCTAAAGACCAACAGTTTTATTATGGTCATGTATTAGATTTTAATAAAAATGGTACTGCTGTTTTTCAATGGTGGAAAGGTACATTTATGAACAAAGATAAAATCGAATTTACAGAACAAGGCGAAAAAGTTACTTATAAAAACATGATGATAAATAAATGGGAAAAAAGAGATAATTGTGAATATGATGCTATCTATCCACAAATATCTAATATTTCTTTATTTGAAACTGACTATAAAGTCGAACAAATTTCCTTATAACTTTACTTTGTCAAGTTAGCTTGACAACTCCAAATTAATCTTTAATAATCCAAATTGTCTTAGATTGCTCCTAAGACATAAAAGGTCTGTCTGGGTGGGATTGGATAAGCTGATCCCACCTTAAATCAGACAAGGAGTTTTAATGATTAAAAATTTTTTTAAACTTAAATCAAAAAATCAAATTATCAAACCTGCTGTAAAACCATTTAATGAAAAACAGCATAAACATATTTGGTTTGGTATCAAAGTAGCAACAGAAAAAGATAGTCCTAATAATTTTAAAAAGTTTCATTGATAAAACAATGAATATGGTGGGTGTGTTAAAATTTGTTAATTTTCTCCTCCGAATAAATAAAGCACCCACCTACAAATATATCAAAGTTTATTGGGAGGCAGAGGAACACATAATAAAGGTTAAGAATGCCGACGATTGAATACATAGTAAATAAGAAAAAAGTACCTGGAGTAACAACAATATTATCTCGTTTTAAATTAAGCACTCCTTTAATAATTTGGGCAAATCGATTAGGTTTAGAAGGTAAAGATTATTTTAAAGAATTAAATAAAGCAGGTGATATAGGAACAGAACTTCACAACCTTGCAGAATTACATATTAAAAATGAACATTACGATTTACCAGAAGATGAGACAGTTAAAAATTGTTTTAATCAATTTTTAGATTGGTGGGATAAATCTAACTATCAAGTTACATGGACTGAAAAACCTTATGCTAGTAAAAAATTATTTTATGGTGGGTGTCCAGACTTGCTTGTTAATGGCAACACCTTAATTGATTTTAAAACAAGCAAAGGAATATATTTAGATTATCTTATTCAATTATCAGCCTATGCAGCTTTAATAAAAGAAGTTGATGGCATTGAAATAGAACAAGCAATTATAGTTAGGTTTCCAAAAGATAACGACACAACAGAATTTGCAACATTTTCTAAAGCAGATTTAAAAGCTGCATTTAAACAGTTTAAACTTTTTAGAAAAGCATTCGATATAGACAAAGACCTTAATAAATTAATGAGGAAAAAAAATGGATGAGGAAAAAATAAGTCCTAAAACTTTAAAGGAGTCACTTACTTTCTTTCAAGATTTAAATATTAAAGCTACTAAAAGTGCTGTTAATCCACATTTTAAAAGTAAATACTCGGATTTAACAAGTGTCATTAATGCAGTAAATCATGGTGCAGAATTTGGTTTATCCTTTTCACAATCAATAGAATATAAAAATATTATAGTTGATAGAGTGCAAGTAAAAGAAGATTCAGAATTAAAGTACCAAGAAATACATAAAGATATTTATGTAACAACAACAGTTTATCACAATATAGATAAAGAAATTTTAACTTGTTGCGTTCCAGTTTTAATAAATGGAAACGATAAAGATAACCCACAGAAAATGGGATCAGCTATTACTTATGCAAAACGATATGGATTACAATCCTTATATGGTTTGGCAAGTGATGATGATGCTAATGCAGCATCCGAAGTAAAACAGACCAATAAAAAAAGGCACATAGTATGAGTGAAGAAAAAAAATTAGTTGAAGGATTATATCCCAAAGAAGGAAAAGTTGATTTTGTTAAATGTCAGCTATCAATAAAAAAAGATCAATTTACTAATTGGTACAAAAAGAAATTAGAAAACAAAGATGAGGAGTGGATTAATATTGATGTTTTAGTTTCAAAGCAAGGCAAGTGGTATTGTGCTGAAAATAATTTTAAACCTAAAGCCAATGCTCAAGCAGAGGGAGAGGATATTCCTTTTTAATGTTTACTCCAGACGAAGTTAGAACATTAAAATACATTGCTAATAAATATAATTTAGTTGAAACTAGATTTATTCTTAAAGGTGGTATGCACGATATTGCCGAGCAAATATGTTTCAAGCATGGTCTCACTCTCGAAAATTTAAAATCTAAAGAGAGAACAAGAGACCATGTGATTGCTAGAATTGAATTTACTAAAAGATGTATAAAAGAACTTAACAAATCTTTAAGTGCTGTTGGTAAATTTTTAGACAAAGATCATACAACAGTCCTTTATTACTCAAAAAAAAATTATGCCGACTAAACATTTTAAAATATTTAATGATTTCTGGTTGCCGGAATTAACTCTTGTACAAACTTGGCAATGCTTTGAATGTAATAGTTGGGAAGGAACAGACATACATCACATATCTTCAAGAGGTATGGGAGGTAGCAAGTTTAAAGATTATATTGAAAACTTAACCTGCCTTTGCAGAAAATGTCATGATCGTTGTCATAAAGATAAAGATTATAATATCAGAGTTAGAGCAACCACACTTAGATTAATAGCAGACAAATTAGAGGAAGAATTATGAACGACAAAGGAATAAATAAATATGATCCTCATATAGTTGCCAACACTAAATATGAGGCAATTATTAATCATCGCAAAGCAAAAAGAATGTTTAACTCTTTGACTAGAATTAAAGAGGAAAAAATTAAAACTAAATATTTACATTATCGTTTTTTAACTAATGAAAAACATAGTGTTGAAGATGCTAAAGCTAAAGCATTTATTGATAAAGAAGTTACTGAGATTAACCCAAAGCTGCAACAAGCAGAAGAGTTAATGGATGAGGCTTATGCTGAATTAGAACGAGTAACTGAAAAAATTGAACAAATGAGAGACCACAATGCAACTGCAAGAGCAGAAATGAAACTTGGAGGTCTTACACCATGAAATATAAAAGAACTATCACTAAACTTTTTAACGACAAATATGCTTCTATTAAGGATTATGAAGTGGAGAAAGCTATTGAGTTAGGTGGTGCTGAAATAACTTTAAAAGCAAATAATAAAAAAATGTTTTTAAGTGTTGACCAATTAAAAAAAGGATTACAAAAACCAACAAGCAAAGAATTTAATCCAAATCCTAGACTAAACGAAACTAAACCTTTTCGGTTATGTAATTTTTATTGGCAAGAACAGAATGAAAATCAGTTGGAGTTAATATGAGTAAAAAAATTATTGATGTAATACAAATAGACTCTGGTGGCGATAATCCCAAATCTGGATTGTTTGAACAACCATTATGGCAGTTGCATTTTGAAGATGATAGTACCAGGATTTTAGGTAAAGTTAAAATGGAAGAATATTTATCAAAGGCTTTTGATAAAATGGTTCATCACTTTAAAAAGAAATTTTTTACAATGAAAGATGATAAAAAAATAACTTTTTGGAATGTAATATTAATTGATTATGAGGATGTATCTTTAAGTCCAAGTCAATTTAGAGATAAATTATATTTAGGTCACCAAAGAAAAGATGAAGAAAAATATAAAGAATTAGAGGCAAAATTGCAGGAAAAAAAAGCACCACAAAATGCAGCTTTATTTCATCCACCATCTACAACAACTCAAACTGAGAGGGAAGAACTCGATGAATTTCGCAAGAAAGTCATAGAAGAGGCTAAGAATGAAGATGAAAATCCCCATATTTTACAAGGAAAATATTAAATGACTCGACTCCATAATATAAAACATCTATCTGAACGACTTGAGATTCACTACAAAACTTGTTTAAGAAATCTCAAAGAATTAAAGTCCAAATTTCCCAATGAAGATGCCTTGAATACTTATGTCGGTAGGCAACAAAGGTTTACCGATAAACATATAGAAAGGATTATAGAACTATGCTCAAGGCAAGAAGAAGACCAGATGTAAAAAGTAATATTTATTATATAAATGGAACTTTTAACTATGAAGGACAGACTAAGGTTATTAAAAATATTAGTGCTAAAACTGATAAATTAGGCGAGGCTAATAAATTTATATATCACTTAATAGAACGATTAAAAAAAGATATTAATTGCACAAAGTCATATAAATTTAAAGGCATAGCCGAAGAAAAAAAACAAGATGTAGACAAACCACCATCCATTAAAACAATAAAATTAATAGATAAAGTAGTTACTTATCTAGGCAGCTATGATGTTCGACACATAACAAACAAACTAATAAAAGAAAAAGCCTTTGAGTGTTATCCAATGGAAGAATATTTAAAAAATTCTGCTTATTCTGATTTATCTGAATCTGAGAAAAAACAAAAGTCAGCCAGATTTAATACTATAAATAGAAGTTTTATATGTCCTGCATCATTAGTTATTAATTATGCAAACCAATTAGGCAAGAGTCATAAAATGGTAATTTCTAGATTAAAATTAATTGAAAGAGATCCAATATATTTTACTCCAGAAGAAGTTGATAGATGTATGAAAACAACAAGTATGTTTCAAATAAAGTTGTTAATGATGTTTTGCATATATACTGGTGCTAGACTCCAAGAAGCTTTAAATTGCAAATGGGAACATATTAATTTTAATAACGATGAAATTAAATTGTGGGAAGGTAAAGGCGATAAAAGTAGAACTGTAACTATCCATAAAAATTTAAAAGAATGGCTTAATAAAGTTAATGATCGAGGTCGATATGTTTTTATCTGGAGAAAAGCATGGAGTAATAAAAAAGATGGCGAAGGTTTATATTTTAATTGGAGAGATATGCTGAGACAAGCTGATATTAGTTTTGAAAAAACTCCTCACAAATGTAGGCACACTTTTGCAACATGGCTTAGAGCCTATGCAGGTTGTGATACTGAGGATTTAAAAGATATTGGTGGGTGGAAAAATAGTAAGAGTGTGGCTGTTTATTCTCATATAATGCCACAAACTATGCCTAAAAAAATTAATTTATTACCTTAATTTTTGCACCAGATTCCCCCCAGATTGATTTTTGCAAAAAATAATGGCTGAAAACTGCGATAAAATAATGGTTTTTTCTTCTTGCAAACCATTGGTAATGATGCAGAATAGGGAACATAAGGTAACAATTTGGGAAATTTGGCAACTTTATGGGACTATGGGGAGCATTAAGGATTAATAAGGAAGATAAAAGACCCCCAAAATGCACCCCAGATTTTCCCCAGATTGATATCCTTATAGAAAAGGAAACTTTATGAGAAAATTAAATGCAAAATTACTTTACCCTTTTATGAAAATAACAGGTTTTATGTTCTCTAAGGATTACAGATGGGGAACAACTTTATTTCACAGAATTGTTTACAGATATGTAGATACTGTGGGTGCTAATTGGAATGCACATAGAGATTTTTTACAAAATTTGTGTGACCAAGAAATTAAAGAACTTAATAAAAAAGTTCAACAATCAAGAGGTATATAATGTTTACTGAAACAATGAAAGAGGGCAAAAATAAATATAAAATTATATTTACTAAGTCCCAAAAGGTAACTCTTGTTGAGAAGGGTGTTTTAAAACATTATATTAAATTAACTTTTTTAGATGGTAGTACAGCAGTTTATGACAATGAATTTAATGTTGTAATGTCTAGTTATATGGAGGAAAAAAATGGGTACTAGAGCAGTTTATACTTTTAAAGATAATGATAGCGAATTTCATGTTTACAAACATTATGATGGTCACCCAGATAATGTTAACGAATATATGGAAAGAGCAAAAGAGTATGCTTGGAGATTGCCACGATTTGAGGCTGATGAGTTTGCGTGTGCTTTTATTAAAGCAAATAAAGATTCTGAAGGCGATGTTAGATTAACTAATCATTGGAAAAATCATGGAGATTTATCTTATAGATATGAAATTACTTTAGATAATAATGATAAATTAAATATTAAAACTTTTGAGTGTTAATGGAATATAAATATAATGATGGTGGTCGCTACTACACAGATTTTAGAAATAAAAAAAGTGTAAGCGACTGCGTAGTTAGGTCTATTGCCATAGCAACAAAGCAACCATATTTAGTTGTCTGGAACGATTTATTTGAATTAGGTAGGGACATTGGTTTTATGCCTAACCTTCCTCAATGCTACAGTGTTTACTTAAAAAAACATGGTTTTATTAAAAGAAAAACACCAAGATTTGAAAATCAAAAAATAAGATTGATGGAATGGAGTCATGATTTAGCTTTAGTTCACACAACTAGACATTTAACCTGCGTTATAGATAATTGTGTTTATGATACAGGAGATCCAAGACTATGGTGTGTAAATAGTTATTATTCTAAAAATGATTAAATATTATCGATTATCCATTTCTTTAGTTCAGAACGAGACAGTAGTTCGGTTATAAAATTGCCATACGAATTGACTACTGTCTCTTCTTCTTTGTCTTTTAATAAATATTGATAAAATCCTACATGAAGAAATTCATGGATAACTACATTAACTGCATCCCTACCACCTCGTTCAATAATACCTTCATCTAAAAAGATTTTATAAGGTGGTTTGCCTAAAAAAACTCCTTGAGCCTCGCCTACTTCATAACTAACTTCATGAGGAATAGTTACTAACTCAATAGTAAAAGCACCAATGGTAACTTCTTTAGGCAGTTTTATTTTCATTTAGTATCTAGGTTTTCTTGGTTTCTTTTTTTGCATTTTTTTTTCCTTTTTTTTAATAATAAATGGTGTGTCGGTACATTTACCAATGATAAATGCACCAGATAACACTTCTACAATTCTATTTAGTTCTTCTTTAGATTGCACCGATTACTACGATTACGATTATTGCAACAATAGCTGCCTTAATCCAATCTTTCATTGACCACTCCGACCACTCTTTTAAATGATCCCATAAGTCTCTAATTAAGTTCATAGTTCCTCCTATTTTTTAAAAAATTTACTTGCACCTTTTATTCCAAATGATGCACTAACAATTACACCTAAAGTATATTTGTACCAATCTGGAGTTTGTTGTAATGCTGTAAAACCTCTTTCAACATATTCAACAGTAAAAGGAATAAAACAAAGCAATAAAGGTATAGAAAAAAGTATTGTTAAATATTCATCTTTCCAAGATCCTTCAGCTTGTTTAATTGCTTGTATATCCCACTCTACTTCGCCAGAAATTTGCTTGTTTAATAATTCAGTTTCAGCTTTTATTTTTGTTAATTTTTGTTCAGACTTTAATCGTTTACTTTCTATTACACCTTTAACAACATCTCCTCCTAAATTTAAAAGAGGTTTAATTAATAGATTTAACATAAAACACCTTTAATTTGATGATAGTAAATATATAGATTGCAGAATTCTATTACGACTAATGCAGTAAATAGTGTTGTTATAATTATCTTCATTTTATACTCTCCAATATCTCGCATAATGCCGAAACTCTGTTAGTGGCTTGATTTCGATACCACAGGCTGTTTTTTAGCTCAGATGATGCATCAGTCCACCGACCTTCGTTAAGGTGTCCTATGGTCAATTTAAAGGCTGAAAATCCTTTAGCACCCAAAACAAAACAACATTCAATCGCTATTTCCTTTGCTTTTGAATGTAATTTATCAAAATCGGTTACTCGCTTTGCACCATCAACTGCTTTGTTAAAATCTTCTAAAAAAGTCTGTTCTAATTCTTCTTTTGAATATTCTGTTCCTTCAACAAATTTATCTGTTGCAGTTATAAGATGACCATATCCTATTGTTTTTTTTCCTAAACTATCCAGGTATATTGTATCTCGATATCCTTCGTGAATTTTTATTCGTTCTTTAAGTTCTTCAAATTCCATAAATCCTCTTTCTTTCGTATTTCTTCTTTTAATTTTTCTAAATACAAACAAGCATCCATCAACTCTTCTTGCGTGTCTAATATCCACTCATT